GCCTCTGTAGAACATTTCTTAAATAAAATGTATGCCGGTGAACCGGGGTTATTGATTTCACCAAACTGCACTCATTTACGTAAAGCCATGAATGGCGCTTATCATTACGCTAAAGACCCAACAAGTAAAAACGAAGACTATAAATCCGTCCCGGTTAAGAATTTTGCAAGTCATATTTCAGATGCTACACAGATGTTATGTTTATATTTGGTTGAGAAGGATGCCAGTAAAAAACGATGGGATCATTTCAGTGCACGAATAAGCAATAGAACTTACAGACCGGCAGATAGAACTGCGGGGTATTAGGAGGCTATTGTGAAAAAGGAAAAATACAGTAGTATAGCAGAGACAGATATTCATATAGATTTAGTTGTTAAGTATTTAGGTATCATTAGACATCAGTTGTTTGTAAGGGGCTGCGAGCATGATTTCTCCAAAAAAAATTCACCGGAATTAGAAGTATTTGATGTTTACACTCCAAAGTTAAAGGGTATGACTTATGGAAGTGATGAATATAAATTATGTCTAACTGAAATAAAAACGGTCCTTGACTACCATTATTCATGTAATCGCCATCATCCAGAGCACCACAAAAATGGTATTAATGATATGAATCTTATTGATATTATAGAGATGTTTTGTGATTGGTTTGCTGCTACAAAACGACATGCTGATGGGGATATAATGAAATCCATTGAGATTAACGAAAAGAGATTTGGAATTTCAGAACAGTTAAAATGTATCCTTCAAAATACCGTTAATACTATAAGTGAAAGAATATAGCGTTAGGAGGACACCATGGATGAAATAATAAGAATGTTTACTGATCCTGTAAAGGCCATTGAATTTGGGTATAGGCTTAAAGCACAATTCGATACAAATAAAGCGTACCGTCGAGCGAAAGAATTAGAGTGGTTGGAAGATATAAGACAGGTGAAAGGTATCTACGACCCTACTGTTAAAATCGCAGAAGGTAATTCTAGAGTCTATCCAAAAATCACCCGTTCAAAAATCAACATAGTCTTATCCAGACTTCATGAGATGCTTTTCCCAGAGAATGATAGAAACTGGGAAGCGATTCCAACACCTGAACCATCTATTTCTGAAGAGACGGTCGTAGAGATTGCACGTTCACTCTTAACCGAAGATGAAAATGGTGAACCTATCTTCCCTGATGAAGATGAGATTAATCTTGCCATTAAAAAGTATGCGAAAGAAACCTGCGAAAAGATGGTAAGTGTGATGGATGACCAGTTCACCGAGATGGATTATTCTGAAGAAACAAAGAAAGTCCTTCGGTCTGGTCTTACCTATGGCACAGGGGTAATGAAGGGTGTCTTAATCAGAAACAAGACAAAACGTAAATGGAAACCAGTAGACAACGGTGACTATGAAGAAGCTACAGATAATGAAGATGTACCGTTCTTTGAGTTCGTAAGGCTCTGGGATTGGTACCCTGATATGTCGGTTACCGATCTTGATACCATGGATGGTTCGTTTGAACGCCACATTATGACAAAACACGATCTTCGTGAGTTAATGAAGCGTGATGATTTCTATCCCGGTATAATACGAAAGCATCTTGAAGAACATCCATCAGGTGATTATGTCGCAGAGAATTGGGAGATAGACCTTCAGGTTATAGATGTTCAGGCAGGTGCGGATAAGACTTCGGCAGGATTTCAAACCAATAACGATGATGATAAACGATCAGCGAACAGACAGACTGGCAAAAAGTATCAAGTCCTCGAATATTGGGGTTATGTTGATGGTTCTGACTTGGAAGCGTGTGGTGTTACTGTTGATGATATATCTCTTGAATATGCTGCAAATGTCTGGTTGCTTGGTGGTAAGCCAATCAAAGTAGCTCTCTATTACGGTGTACTCGATAAATATAAAGTGTTTTACTATGAGAAAGATGAAACATCGATATACGGAGAAGGTCTCGCGAGAGTGATGAGACATTCACAGATTTCTATTTCTGCCGGGTCCCGAATGCTACTAGATAATGCTGCGTGCGTAACTGGTGATACGGTTGTTTATAGGAATCAATCAACCCAATACGCTACGAGTGAAAATGGAAGGTCAGCATGTATAACAGTTAAAGAGTTATGGGATAAAAAAGGAGCATTCAAGAGTGGTCTTAAAAGGAATAAGATACGTTGCGTCGATGAAAAAACAGGAGAGATTTATTACAATCGGATAACAGATGTTTTCAATAATGGCATACGCCCAGTTTTTGAAGTTACAACAGAACATGGTTATAAGATAAAAGCAACAGATGACCATCGTTTTTTATGTGATACTGGCCATTGGCAAGAACTGTCTATTTTCTGTGTCGGTGATGATATTGCAGTTAATGGGCAGCCAAAGAAAAAGAATGGCAGATGCATAGAATGTGGACGACCGACTACAATGATTGGGGTCCGATGTAGAAGTTGTGCTTCAAAAATGCATAACAGCAAATGGAATACACAGCAGGCGATGATTGCGGCTGATAGCACTGACGCATCTAAAAGTACGGCCAGACAACGGTGGGCATGTCAGAAAGATAAGAAAGATTATTGTGAGCGGTGTGGTATTGATATAGAAACTGGTGTTCGTTTAGGTATCCATCATATAGATCGGAATCCCTATAACAATGCACCGGAAAATAAAATGACTCTTTGCCAGCAGTGTCATATGTTTATACATCATAGATATGATTACTTCGGTCAACCATTTCAGCATAGGTATGTTGACTATGACAAAATAAGTAGCATTGAATATATCGGTGAAGAAGAAGTTTTTGATCTTGAAATGCTTGCTCCAGATCACAATTTTATTGCCAATGGATTTGTAGCCCATAATTGTACTGCTGGACCGCAGGTAGAAGTCAATATGTCTCTACTCGCACCAGACACGGACGTAGATTCTATTTATGCTAGAAAGATATGGTTTAGAGAAGGACGTGGTATTGAAGCACAGTATCCTGCTATTAGAGGATTGGAGTTCAATTCTCATATCGATGAACTGCTTACGGTTATAGATACATTCAAGGGATTTGCCGATGAAGAGACTTGTTTGCCAACATGGATGATTGGTGAGAGGATTAATAATGAAACAGCCCAAGCCGCTTCTGGAAGGATGGCTACTATAACCATTGCGATAAAGGATGTGGTAAAGAACTTCGATGCTTTCACTGAAGGAATAATTCAAGATTTGTATGCGTGGAATATGGATTTTAATCCTCGTCAAGACATTAAAGGGGATTATATGTGTAAGGCTCGGGGTGTTTCTTCTCTTGTAATGAAAGAGATTCGTATGCAGGCACTCAATCAGCTTTCAACTACTATGACTGAAGAAGATTGGATTTATGTAGACCGCAGAGAGTTTCTTAACGAAAAATTCAAAGCACATGATATCAATATTACTCTCAGAAGTGAAGAAGAGGCAGATAAGATACGAACCGCTAATCAGGAATCAATCCAGATGCAGCTTGCTATTCAGATGCAGCAAGCAGAGGTTGGATATAAGAAGGCGCAGACTATGGCTCAACTTTCCAAAGCAAGAGAGAACAACGTAGATGCCGTGGTGAAGTCTCAGGGTGAAGATACCCAATTAGTTGACGCACAGACAGATAAAGTCAGAGTGGAAACCGAACTACTTTTAAAACCAGAAAAGGAGAAAAAGAAGAAAGATGTTAAGCAATCCAAAAAAGTTTGAAGCAATTTCAGAATTTACGGCACTTAAACACGACCCTGCTGGTAGACCTATCATTAAACTTTTGGATGTTCTGATAGATGAAATCCGTGTGAATAACGATACTGCGGTCACAGAAATGGTCGTGAAAAATCAAGGGAAAATAGAGGCTTACCTTGAATTGAAAAGGTATATTCTGAAATAAGAAGTTGACAAAAATATTATTGCATGAAAAAATTTCAAATAGGGGGATAGAATGCCTGGAACAAGTGGAGAAGATGTATTCGGTGACTCTTTTGATATTGCGGCAGATGGTACTGCTGGCATAACACAAGAGTTAGATGCAGGAACAATGGGAATAATTGACGATGCTGGAACAACTGGTGAAGCCGGAACAATGGGTGATGCTGGAACAACTGGCGAAATAGATTATGAACAAAAGTATAAGTCTCTCCAAGGAATCTACAAGAGCGATAAAGAAAAGTGGACTCAGAAAGAAACAGATTTTCTTGGAAAGATAGAACAATATGGAACGGCTGGAACCGCTATTTCAGAGGAAAAGACTAAAGAAACTCTTAGTGACTTTAAGGAATCCCTTACTGCAAAGCAGAAGGAAGAACTTGAGGAATACGAGAAGGACTTTGCGTTAGTTTCCGAAATGGAAGGCATGAAACGTGAACGTGCAATGGAAGGGCTGAAAAAGGAACTCAAAACATTTCGTGATGAGGTAA